TTGAAGTTACGCTGGTTCATCACGTCCTCCAATTCTAGCACAAGAAGGGACTCGGCATACCCCTCTTCAGCGGCAGCCTTGTCGTTCTGCCCATCATACCGCAGAAAATCGGCAAAGGCGGCGTGGGCGGCGTAATGGAAGAACTCCAGCGGAACGAGGGAGTTGGTGGTGGAATTGTAGGGCCCGTCCCAGCGCTTCTTGTAGTCCACGTACACCGTGTCCAGCCCGTCAGGCGGGGACACAATGTCAGCCCCGTCCGCCGTCACGTTGTACGTCAGCTCCGTCACGCTGTACGTGCCATACGGAGCCTCGTCGTAGATGCGGAGGAAGCTGCCAATCGGGTTGAGGGTGGCCTGCGTGAAGGGCACCACCCCGCCGCTCACCGCCCGTGCCTCACCCAGCACCAGATAGCGGGGCCAGTAGTTGATCCGCCGGTAGGCATTGTAGATGCGCCGGTTGATGAACTGGTTGACTAGGGCATTCTCCTCAGTCGTCAGGGCCGTGTTGCCCGACAGGGCCTTCACCAACTCCAGCAGGTTGCTGTAAGTGTCGGTAGTCATTACACCTTATTGGGACAAAGATGGGGGAACTTCTTCTGGTGGTAGCGAATGAACTCCTTGCTGTTCACCTCGTGCCGTCCATACTTGTTGATGAGGCGGAAGTATTCGTCCGCCGGATAGAACGCCACGGCCTTACCCAGCCCCGGAATCGTCTTATGGCCCTTCCAGCGCTGGGCCTCGTGAGCCGCAAGGATTTCCTCCTTCTTCTCATTCACCTTGATGAGCTCAAAGCCCGTGCGAATCTCGCGGATCAGGGCGTCCTTCACAGCCCCTTCCCCGGGCAGCTTGGTGATGATGTGCATAAAAAAGGAGGCGCACCCACCTAGGATGCGCCCCCATTCTATCAGCCGAGTGTGGTCTTAGCTGAACTTCGCCAGATCAATGATCCGCAGGCCGATGACGATCTCACCAGCGGTCAGGGAGGCGACAGCCGAATCCGTGACCTTGATGTAGATGTCCGCCGCCGAGGCCGACTGCTTCACCGCCTGCGTGAGGCCGGAGGTGTTCGTCGCGGTGCCCAGCGTGAACTGGTCGCCGTTGTTGAACACCGGCACCGTCATCGCGTCCACGTCGAGCGCATTGATGAACTCGTCCGGGTCAGCCAGCGTGGTGCCAACGTCGATGACCAGCGTGCTGGAGCCCGCGATGTCCACCGTGTTGGCAACACCGACCAGCTCCACCGCACCGTGCGCCGGAATCTGGGCAATGACCCGGGTGCCGCCGTTGCCGATAGCAATCAGATCATTGTAGTCCAGACGAACGTAGTCGGTGAAGACGCTACCCTCATTAACAGTAACTTTAGCCATTGTGATGTCTCCTTGGTTGGGGGTTAGGTGAGGACGGTGATCTTGCCGTGAGCGGCAGGATGCGCCACCTTGAGGGTGCCGGTCCAGTCCACGTAGCCGCGCTCGCCACCGCCGAGGTTCGGCAGGCGGGTCGAGCCGAGCGGGATGAGCTCACCCACCGCGTAGAAGTCGGGGTTGATGAGGTAGCCGGTGTCCTTGTTGGTGGTGTCCGGCGCGGTGTCCGGGTTCATGTCCACGATGGTGACGATGCCGTGATCCGACTGGTACTGGCCAACCGCCAGCTTGATGAGGCCGGACGAGCTGTTGGCGTTGTACTGACGGAGGGCGCCGGTGGTGGCGTCCGCACGGGCGAAGTCAGTCACCACCCGGCGCAGCGCGGTGTCGGCCAGCAGCGTGAGGCTGTTGGTCGAACCGTTCTGGCGGTAGATGGAGGTGATGAGGTTGTTCAGCACCGTCTCGCTGAAGGTGCCCGAGGCGTGGATGGAGCCAGCCGGGGTGCGGTAGTCCGAAGGGACATCCGCCGGACCAGCCGAGTCAATCCAGTCACCGAGGCCGCGCATCGTGTAGGCCGTGCCGCCACCGTTCTCAGCCGCACGATCCTGCGTGCCGAGGAGGACGGTTTCAACGTCACGCTTCAGCTCCTTGACGGCCTTCATCTCCGCACGGGCGATGTCCTGCGGGCCAACCGAGGAGACGGCCTGCTGGAGATCGGACACGCGGAAGGACCGGCGCCGCTTGTGGACGTAGTTGCCGAGGCGGGCCACGGACTCGAACTTGTCGTCGAAGTCGGTGACATCAGCGCCTTCGCTCACCGCCGTGGTGACGGGAGCGGACAGCTTGTCCACGCCCCACTCAACGAAGGTGGCGTTGCACTTGAACTTGTCAGCGGAGCTGAGGAACGGCGTTTCGCTGGGAGCCAGCGTGCTAATGGCATCGTGGAGGTCCTCACGGTTGAGGGCCGCGCTGCCGGGCGAGGTGGTATCGTAGGTGTTGGAGAACGACATAACTAATTAGGATTTGCGTTTCGAGAGTTGAGCTGCACGGAGGGCGATGAAGTCGTTGGCGCTTCCTGTTTGTTTGTATCGGCTTTCAATGTCCTTGAGTTGCCGGTCGAAGCGGTTTTCAGGACGCTCCGGGGCAGCCGCCGTGGAGGCGGGGGACGACGGGGGATTGAGGGCAACTGCCTTGGACTTGTTGTCGATTGGCAGCTCGCGGCGTCCGTAGATGGAGTTGGCAGCGTGGGCCACCAGATACTCAATCTGCGGGGCAATTTCAGGCACAAGACGCTTGGCCTGTTGCAGGCGGGGGTCATTGACCATCGCCTCATACCGCTTCCTTACGTCGTTGTCCTCGCCATCCAGCCAAGACAGCTCGGTTTTGGCCAAGGTCTTGAACTGCTGTTCCATTCCCTGACGCTGCGCTCGGAGCTGGAGCTCCTTGAACTGCGCCGGGATGTACTTGGTCTGGCGACGACGGGCGTTTCGGAGCATCTCGCGCACCTGCACCTTGGTCCACTCCTTGCCATCTTCCGCTGTGTAAACAACGTCGTTGGGCCCAAAGTCCTCCGCCTTGAAGAGGATGTCCTCCGCCGACTCGACGAAGCTGTCCACTTCTTCCTTCTGTTTCTGAAGGTCTTCGATGGTAGCAATCGACTCGTAGGGATTATCCTCAACCTTGGCGTCAGGGAGCTGCTGCCGTGCCTGCACAATGGCAGACTCCAGCGCGGCTGCCTTCTCCTCGGCTAGCTTGCGCTTGGCCGTGAGCTCAGCAATCCGCTTGAGCAGCCCGCTCTTGCCCTTCTGGGCAAGCTCGGCGATCTCCTCATCCGTGAGGTCCTCAATTTCCTTTGAAAGAACTTCCTTCTGGGGAGCGACCTCGGCCTTGGGTTCACCCTCCTGCGAGGGGGTCTCCTTGGCTTCGGGCTCCTTCGGAGGAACCGATTCAGGCTCTTGGGGAGCAGCGGGGGGCTGCTTGCCCGTAAGCTTGGCAATGCGGGAGGACAGGAAGTCCTTATCCGTCATTGGCTTGTTGGTTTCCACGGCAGGTTTAGCGTCCCCCGCGTCGGACGTTACGACTTCTGACATATGTTCATCCGCCATCTTTGCGCCTTGGCGACTGCGATGGGGCGGATGCTAGCATAGCTTTTCCGTACTTGACTTAATTGGTCATCCACCGCCATTTTGCGCCTGCCCAATGGGGTAAGGCATAACCCATCGCTGGTCTGGACGCGGACGTTCTGCCGAGGCCTCGCCGTACAGGCGGGGACGGCCACCTCGGGGATTGAGCGAAGATGCGGGTTGGAGCCCCGCTTGGGCATCCATTTATGAGCCCTAAGTCCCTCGAAATCCTTCAGAACAACGAGCACTTCGTTGAGTTCCTGACCTCCCTGCACAACGTCCGGGAGGGCTGGATTGCCCAACTCCACGACCGACCCACGGAAACGCTCCAGCAGCTCGCCGGACGCATTTGCGTCATCGACGACATACTGGAGCAGGCCAACTACAAGGCCGTTAAGGAGCGTTGGGACGCGCTCAGGCGCTAAGGCCCTGCGTGCTCACCTCGCCCATCTGGGCGGGAGCCGTACCAATCCGCCCAATCTGGGCGTTCTGCATCTGCTGCATCTGGAATTGGTACTGCTGCATGTACTTGTTGAGCCGATCTTGGAACGGCTTGTCCTGCTGGAAGCGCTGACCAACGTCCGGCTGCTGCAAATACTGCTGGATGGTCTGCATCGCCACCTGAGCGCCATTCGGACGGGCCCCCACCTCGATGCCAGCGTAAATCTTGGACAGGTCGTCGGTCACTTGCTTGACGATCTGCTGCTGGGCCTCCTCGGCAGGCTGGAGAACGGCATCGGCCAGCACCGGATTGACGGCTGAGGCCATCACTTCCAGCATCCGGTCCATATTGATGCGGCCATTCCGGTCGAATTGGACCAAGCTCACAAACTGATTGAGCTGGGTTTCGAGGTTTTCGGGGTCGGCAGCCAGCACATCGTAGTTGACCACGATGTCGAAGTTCTCATTCGGATCGCCACGGCTGAAACGCTGTGGATCGGACACGCCCGTGACGCGGAAAAACACCTGCTCGGGGCCAAAGCGCTGGTAGCACTTGAAGGCCAGCCGGATGACATCCCGAACGTGGTGCAAAAACTTGTCCACGAAGTGCTGCTGACGGATGCGGGACATCGGATTCTCGTGATCCAAGCCCATCATCGTGTTCGCCTGCTGGAGCATCGTCTGTTCCAGCTCCACGCTGCCCGGGTTGTACGGGGGCGTGGGCCCAAACTGAATCTCGCCCATCCGCCGGTAGGGGATGCGGGCCGCCGGGCCGTAGTCCGTGGGCGGCTGGCCCGTCACGGGGTAGAGTAGGGGCGGGATGGTCGCCATACTGTTGCGGTCGGAACGGCTGTCCCGCTCGCCCTTGATGGCCCATTGCAGGCCGCGCAGCATCTCCGGCACCGTCGCAAGCTCGTACAGGCGCTTGTTGTCCTCAAACAGCTTGGTGACGACAAAGGGATAGTCGTCATAGCCGTTCAAAAGTTCAAACTTGGCATACTTGGGCTCACCATCCCGGCCCGTCCACTTCTGGTTGAACACCGTGCAGTAGATGCCCTGCGAGCCGTCCTCCCGCTTCACCATCCGCTGGTAGGCGTAGATGACCTCGTACAGCTCGTTGGTCATCTGCTGGGCCGAGCGATTGGTCTCCGTGTTGGTACGGGGGTCGGTGAGGTCGATGGAGACCGGCTGCTGGGCCAGCACGTTGTCCACCCAGTCGGAGTCCCAGCCCTCCGTCGCCACCTTGTTTTCAAGCTGCTGAGCCGACATCAGAACGCGCAGGAAGCAATACGGCGCCTTCTGGTAGTCGGTGGTGTAGGCCGGGAAGAACACGTCCCCGTCAGGGGCTAGGGCAGTCACCAAGGGGCCATTCACCGACTGACGCACCACGGAAAGCTCCGTCGTGCCCGTCTTACGCAGCTCCTTCACCGCCACCTTGGCCTGCTTCTCCGTCACGCCCTTGAACTGCTGGGTGAGCAGGATGGCAATCTGGTCATCGGACTTGCCCTCAATGATGAGGCTCGCCAAGTCGGGGCTGGCCTGAGCAATCTGCGCCAGCTCCACCCGCTGCCGGAACGTGCGGTCCTCCTTCTGCCACCCCACGTAGCTCACCATAATGCCACGCTCAAAGAGGTAGTTGGCCCCCAGCTCCATCTGACGTTTGAAGTCAGGGATGTACGCCGCCACCATCCACTTCAGGAAGGCCGAGGTGACCCGGGCCCGCTGGAGGTCGCCCAACTCTACCGGGTAGGCGCGGATGT